ATCTCGCATGTCGTTTGCCACGTTGTTTGGAGACGAGAAAGAAGCGGATAGATTCATACAGAATGTAACTGATTTTGCCAATAAGACACCGTTTATGTTTGACGACCTTACCAGCATGAGTAAGGTGCTGAAAACATACGGATATGAAGTAAACGAGTTGCTGCCTACAATGCAAAAGATAGGAGATGCAGGCGCGGCACTTGGATTGGACCAATCTGGTATGTCTGCAATAGCGACATATTTGGGCCGCATGAAGTCAACTGGCAAGGTGACTATGGAATACCTTAATCCACTACTCGAACGAGGCATACCCGTATGGGACTATCTTGCAGCGGCATCCGGCAAGACGAACAAAGAAGTGCAGGAGATGGTAAGCAAAGGACTTGTGCCGGGCGAAGAGGCGGCGGCAGCATTAGCGGATTATATGGGCGCCGATTTTGCCGGCAGCATGGAGAAACAGGCAAAAAGTTATGCCGGCTTGACATCTACACTGCAAGGCATGCAGGATGAAATGGATGTTGCTATGGGCGAAGGCTATAACGAGCAACGCAAACTTGGCATACAGGCTGAAATAGATTGGCTTTCAGGTGACTCTGGTGACAAAATGAAAGAAGCTAACCGCCTCGTTGGCGAATGGCAAGCAAGTCTTGAAAACGAAAAAGAACGGCTTTTGCGTGAGACGCTCGATAATGTAATGAACTCTGATGAGTTCGCAGAGGCTGATAATGTGAATAAAGGGAGGATGCTTGCAGAAGCACAGGCAAAAGCACAATCAGATTATCTTCAGAGCGATGCATATAAACTTCAGTTGGAGGCAAACGAGGCACTTGTAGACCAGATACAGATAGACATGGTGGATTCCTATTATTATGCAGGGTATTCGCTGGGCAAAAAGTTTTCGGAGGGCACAATAGACGGAATGTTGTCAGGTGGCCGTACTATTCCAGAAGTTATATTTGGCAAAGAGTATAAGCCTGCAACGAGCGAAATTAGAACAAAATACGGGAAGAATTTCGCTTACGGCCTTGAACGTGTGCCGTATGATGGATTTGTTGCCACGCTGCACGAAGGCGAGCGCGTGCTTACGGCTGCACAGGCCCGCGCACAGGATGGCGCTGGTGGCGGGCAGATAATCATAAGCGGGAATCAGTTTACGGTACGTGAAGATGCCGACATAGACCGGATTGCTACGGAACTATACCATAAAATAGCGGATGCCCAATCGGGATATATAGGAGAGGTGAGCCTTGTATGAGCATAGCTAAGTTTTGCTTTGACGGAAGTCTTATTTTGCCGATTACGCCGGAAACGTTTGAGGTGAGCAGCGGCATACGAATAGAAACTATAAATATCCACGCCATTGGCGATATACGCATAGCCGGATACCCAACGCTTGATAGTATAAGCATATCCGGCATATTTCCCGCAAACCGATATAGCTTCGCTGTAACCGATGATATAACTCCGTATGCGCTTGTAACGAAGTTCAAGGAATGGGCAGCATCACGTAAGGTGGTACGCTGGCTTGTTACGAGGTCAGACGTTAACATGCCAGTGCTTATAGAGAGCATAAGCTACGGCGAAAAAGACGGCAGCGGAGATGTGTATTACACACTGAGAATGGCCGAATACCGCCATGTGAGCGCATCTTCCGGGCGCTCGATAGACCGTTATCCCAAACTGCCGGATGTATATACGCCTGAAAAGGGCGAGAACCTTTTTATAGTGGCGGATAAGGTTTATGGCGACAAGAATAAGGCGAAATTTATTGCCAGCGCAAATGACATGAACAATATATACAGCAGACGTAATGCGTTGCGACTACCAAGCATAAGACAATGAAACTGAGAATAAACGATATTGATGTTACACAGCTTGCAACTACTATAACTACGAGTGGCAGCGAGAAGGAATGCGCGCGCACATTGAGCGCCAATATAGTACAATCACCTACTGATAGCAACATACCGGCTGTACCGATGAATGCGGGCGATATGGTTGCACTTGAGGCAGACGGGCAAAGCTTTAACGGCATTATTACGTCCGTGCAAAGGTCTACGGCGAGCAGCACAATTACTATAACTGCTAAGGATTGCGGAATATACGTTAAACGGAACAAGATAGTCCAGAAAATTAAGAATATGACAGCCGAGGCAGCTGCGGAAGCATTTCTGACTGCGAACGGAATGAACGTAGGTACACTTGTGCCTACAGGGTATGCCTTTAGCAGATATTTTATGAACGTGACGCTATACGAAGCGATAATGACAGGCTATGCTTTGGCTGCTGCTCAAAACGGCAATGCGTATATGTTGCGTGTAGATGGCGATGCTGTAAGCGTGATAGAAAAGGGCACATATATTGCGGCTGTAATCCGCGGCGGTGAAAACCTTATGGATGCATCTTATAGTGAATCTGGCGAGAATATAACAAATCAGGTTGCTATATATGATGCGAGTGGTAAATTGAAGCAAACCGTTACGGGTGATACGACCATGGGAGTGATGCGCGAGATAATAATAGAATCATCATCGCGGGCAGAGTCGATAGCCGCTGCGAATGAAATGATACGAAAGAATGCGCTCAAACGCAATGCAACGGTAACGAATGTAGGCAATGCCGAGTGTATATCGGGTAATGCTGTGTTTGTATATGAGCCGTTCACCGGCTTGTATGGGAAATTCTATATTGCGTCAGATGTGCATACATGGAAAAATGGCCTATATACAAATAAGCTTACGCTCGCATGGGAAGCTACGATGGACGCCAAGGCCGCAGGTGAGGCAATATCCAAAGGTGGTAAAAAGAAATCCAATGCCGAATCGGGATTCTATTTATACAGCTATGACGAGACGATGGGGAAATAAACATATATGGAAAAGAATGAAAATCCATATCTTGGCATGGCCGAGATGATGGGGAAGACGGTAGGGGAGAATGGGCCTAAAAGCGGCGGCTGCATGACGGGAACCGTAAAAAGCACTACCCCTCTTGTGATAAGCTGCGCTGGCATGGATATAGACGGAGAAGCATTGTATATAAATGCTGAGCTGATGAAGGATTATAAACGGGAAATAACGCTTAAAATGCCCGCTTATGCCGTCAACGGGACAGTACAGGCCAATGCCAACACGATTGCCAAGAACGAAGCTATAACCGAGAAAATGGGGCTTAGCGAGGGCGATATGGTGCTTATAATACCGAGTACAGATATGCAAGCTTACTACGTTATATGTAAGGTGGTGGCGGCGAATGGCTGACGCATATCCTTTTATTCAGCCTGCACTGTACATGGCAGAACAGACTGATGGCACTGAATACCGTGATATAGCATGGGATTATGCTGCAAATATGCCACGCTTTAGTGCAAGCGGAGAACCTGAGATAGTTAGCGGGCTTGAGGCGGTAAAAAGCTGGGCATGGCGTGCGCTGCATACAGAGCGATTCCTGCACGACATTTATAGCTGGAACTACGGATGCGAAATAATGACGCTTGCGGGGCAGCAATGGATACGCGAAGTTAAGGAGGCG